TCTATACCAGCTATTTGATCATGGGCTTCATGGATACTTGCTCTTAAGTCTGTACGAATTGTTCTTGCATCATCTTGTGCTGCACCAACTAATTCTTTTACAGCGGACATCTCTGTCTCTATGTTGGTTTTTACTGAGTCTAATTCGGTTTCTACTACTGTTTCTATGCCAGTTAATTTTTCTTCTAGCACATCAAGTTTTATAGTAAAGCCATTAAGATCAGGAGCAACATATCCAGCAATCTTTTCCTCCATTGCTACCCATCTTGCATAACCTTCAAAACCAGCCCACAGGCCACCTCCAATAGTTCCAAGTAAGGGTAGTATTAATAGGAGTTTTCCACCCCTAATTTTAATTCCTTTATATTCTACCTCATTACTCATACTGTTGTCCAATCATTTTTTCTATTTGTAGATTTGATCGTACACTAATATAACTTCCTAACGGATCAGGTAAAATTGCATCAGTATAAATATCTTCTGGTACATACCATGTTGGCTGTACCTGTACCACCTGAGATTGATACGTTGTTATATTTGGTCCTAATGCATTTACAAGAGCAAGGGTAGTAATTTGTGATACAGGATCATAGCTATTTGGTAGCCCTGCTATGATTTGTTTAGCCTTTTCTTGCTTTTTCTCCTGCTCTTTTGTTGGTTTATTTTCTGCTACCTTTTTTGGCTCTTCTTTAGCTTCTTCTTCAACTACCTGCTTTTCTTCTTTTGGTTCTTCTTTAACAGCTTGTTTTTCTTCTTGTGCTTCTTCCTGTACTACTTCTTTTTCTTGTGGTTTCTCATCAACTTCTTTAGCTTCCACTGTACTGCTAGTAGTTGTTTTTTCTTCTGCTTCAACTTCATTTTTAGGCTCTTCTTTAATCTCAGGAGTCTCCATCTCAGTGTTAGCAACTTCTACGGTCTCCTCTACATTCTCTTGTGCAGGTTCTTCTACAATTGGTTGTGTTTCTATCTTTGGCTGTTCCAATACTTCTACAGGTTCTTGTACATCATCTACAGTAACTTCTAACTCCTGTATTTCTGCTACCATGGTTTCTACATCTGCCATTACCTCATTCATGGACATTTCCCCCATATCCATATCCTGAAACATACCCTCAGAGACTCCAACACTTATTGTTTCAGGCATACCCTGTTCAAAATCATCTGGCATAGACATATCTGGCATATCTAAATCAATCATTACCACATCGTCTATGTTTATTTCTTCAAAACTATCTTCGTTTGGTAATGTTACACTTGTATAACTATCTACAATAGTTTGTGTTATTTGTTCCTGAGCTTGCAATGGTTGTAATACTTCTACCCATGTTTCTACAGTTGTAGTTATTACGTTATAATTAACTGTGTAGGCTACGTTATCAAAAAAGTAATTCTTTGCTCCACCTACTCTTATAAATACCTTATCTAAATCTCCAGCAAAGTCATGTAAACCTGAATACGTTGTTGGAGTTTGGTTATTCTCTAAGGTTATAGCTCCTGTATCCCACTGAAGTATGTTATCATTATAACCTTTTGTTTGAAAGTACCCCGTTGTATTTGCTTGTGAATGGTACATTTGTAATTCCCATTCTAGTGTACCCCCGTCAGATATGTGAAAATCACTTATATCTACATACTGATCAAATGTTGTTAGAGAGTTTGATGTTCCCTTACCGCACTTTCCTGTTCCGAAGTAGTTGTCACAGTTTGGCATACTTGCGGGTCCGAGTCCTCCCCAATCATAGTCCATATCTCCGTGCTTGGTGTTCCCCACAATACCTGTGTCTGCGTGGAGGATGTCTTCTGTGGTTTTGTTTTCCACTGTTGTAGTCGTTTGCGTAACTTCTCTAACATCGCCCTGTTCTTCTATTTCCTGTACAACTGTGTCGCCTTCTTCTAATATCTGTGCCTGACTATATGAAGAGTAATATAAGAAGAACAGAGAAGATACCAAGAGCACCTTCATCGGTGATAATTTCTTCATTCCTTACATTCTCCTTTACCCATCTTTCATAATCGGGTCTCTTTTCAGGATTCTCTGCCCAACCTTTTGCAGCATCTAAGCCAATTTTTCCAAAATACGGACAGGGTGTACCTGCCATTTCCATCGCTTGGAACACTCGTGAATCCTGACAGAGCATTGCTACAGCTCCAACTTTCATTCCCATGTAGTACAAAGACCTAGATAATTTAAGTCTTTCGCAGTTTAAATCTCTAACGGCACCCCCGCCAGCTAAACCTAGTATCTGTGTCTGCACCGCTGCACTCGCTGCAAAGCTACAAACATCTTGATTATTTACCACAACCGATGGGGCATTTGCTGTGCCAACCGTTCTGTCTACCGTAGTAGTGCCAGATACTGTGCTACTCGTTGATGTCACCGTATTGGTCTGGGCCAAAGATTCTCCTTGCCCAAAGCTTATGCAAGCCACCAACAAAATAGCTAACCACCATTTGTACATTGCTAATCCTCACCATTGTCTTCCACTATGGGCATTGCCGACTTGCTTGGCATAAGTACAATTCCGTGCAATGCTCGTACATCATGCTCTTGTTTTTCTATTTTACCAAGGCCAACCCTGTCTAATAGCGTTTGTGCTGCCTTTAGTCTGAGTTCTTGCCTAGGGTTTAACCCATCATCGTTCATAGATTCTACTACCCTAGATACAGCAGTAGCCGAATTAACGGCTAGTTCTCTTTTGGATATATCTACAATTTCATCTGCAAGGGCTTTCACAAGCCAAGTTCTAGAAGAAGGAGAGTATCCCGCTTCCTCACAGGCTGCGGATATATTGCCTCTGTTTACGAAGAGAGCATCAAGAAACTTCTTTTGTTTCTCGGTAACTTCTTTTTTCTTTTCCTGTGCTAGTATGCCACTATGTTGCATTACTCCGTTACCCAAGGTTCTCCTACTTTACGTACATTATTTGAGGGGTATACCTTTTTTGATGTATCTTTGGGGTATACTCTTTTTGCTGTATCTGCAGGGGTTACTTTTTTTGATGTATCTTCAGGGTATACTCTTTTTGCTGTATCTTTAGGGGTTACTTTTTCTACTGTCATCCGTAAGTCTTTGCCTTTCGTATTCCGCCACCTTTGGCGTATTTTTTAACATATCCACCTTTAGCTTTTCCATGTATTTTTCTTAAAGGTTCAAAATCTTTTCCCATTCTAGCTTTCATATTTTCTTTAGTATACGCATTCCCTTTCATTTTATTATAGGGTTTTCGCATAAGATCATTAGAATCATCATCTTCTGTAGCAGGTTTTCCTGTATGCACATTAAATAATGTTCCGGGTTTTAGATTTAAAATTTTTAATTCTACTTGACGTTCTAAAAGTTTTTGTTTCTTTTTTTCATCCATAAGTTTTAGCTTTTCTTATTCCGCCACCTTTAGCGTAGGTTTTTTTAACTTTTCCACCGTGGGCATGACGTTGTTTTACCCCATACAGCTGCATTAATTTTTCTATATCATTAATCTTTGCATTTGGAAATAATTTTTCAATTATAGTTCTTGATCTTGCAAAATCTAATTGATCTAAAGGTATAGGATTACTTCTAGGTTTTGGAGTTTTATTGCCCGGTCCAGCCACCTTCTAGATCTCCGCACAAGCGTAACAGTTGATTTCCAACCCTACCGCTACTTCTAGTACTCTTGGTGATTTCCACATGATATGTATCCTTTATATTTATCTTGATTGAGTTGTCTTGGGGGATACGGAACATAGATGTCCCCTCCGGAGATAGTATATTAATTGTGCTACCCCCCAAGGACTTAAAATGATGCAGTACAACCCGTGAACCCCTCGTATGTATAACTTGTTCTTGTGAGGTTGTGAGTGTATTTGTACTACATATGTCTATATATTATACAGCGTATATGCAAGTTGTCAAGTAAAAAGTTACTTAAATGTGCTTTTTTTTATTTTTTACTTGACAAGTCTGAAATACGGTGTATAATAAGGGTAATCCCGTTGGGTAATATACCTTGTACCCTATAGGGCTACCTTAAGGTATGCCGAGGTGATCCATGTGGAATATCCTGTAGAGATAGCCTTCTGGTTGG